CCAAGTGCCTCTGCCCCATCCAGTAATATCCGCCACATATTATCTCTAGGCGATGCGGATTATCGCGTTTGAGGAATCCGCTGCTGGGAAAGTAATTGTAAAATCACCTGCCGTACTTGTTTTATCACCACCAAAAGCCAACGCACAAACTGCTTTGTTAGACGCACTGCTATTATAAATCAGTGCTCCATTAGCTGTAACCGATGCGCTAGAGAATGTGAGATCTGAGAAGTCACACAACGCTGTCGTTCCAGAAGTGGTTGGTGTTACCGAAGTAAGGTTTGAACCCCCACTCGTGTATCCCGTGCCACTAACTTCGTTTGTCGTTGCAAATGCTGTGGTGCTTGCCCCCAGGCTTGCACTGCTTGTGAATAACGCAAGCTTAAAAGTGTTACCTGTGGTAGCAGTAAAATTATGTGTGCCAACAAGAATTTCCTGCTTGAAGGACGTACACATAGCTGTCGATATAGCCATTATAGTCTCCTTAAAATGTCAGCCATTTCTGGTTGGCCTTGTTTTTCTAATTGTGCAATCAACGTAGTGCGGTCACTTTTGATTGCTTCTTTCATATAATATGAAATTTGTTGCAGGACAGCATCTCTAAATGCTTCAGCCTGTTGTGCAATTATTGGATGGCAGTTGCCCCCAATACTTACAATTTTGTTGGTAGTTTGTTCTGCCCAATAATCGACATCGTGTCCAGCCCAGTGTGTGGTCGTGACGCCAACCTCACCAATTTCGATTTGTGGTGTTTCCTGTAGCATCATCTACCCTTACTAATACCGTAACGGTACTCGTCTACCTTGCCATATCCCTCTGCTAGATCCGTTAATGCCGCGACAGCTTGGGCATATCTTTGTTCATACCCAGGAACCTCTTGAGGATTTTTCAAAAAAGTAGCCGCTTCGGCCAAAGTGCCGTACAACAAAGCATCTGGCGCATTTGTAGATAACCAGGTCGTGCCACTATCAGCACCTGCGGTTAACGAAGCTGGACGATATTTGTAATGAAGCTCGAAATCGTAGTTGCTGTCCGGAGTTGGTGCCAGAAGAAACGTATTATCATCGAACAAAGCATAGTACTTAGGTGTGCCAGTGGTCGATGCGTTTGGCGTATACGTGCGAATAAACGACGTATGTTTCAATAGCAGATACTCGTAAACACTGCTGCTAATTACAGCCAAGCTATAAGAAGCCAAAAAATCTGACGGTGTGGATAAATAAGTGTTTCCACTGGTAGCCGTGCCTGTCACATTCTTTCGGAACACCGGTAGTTCTACGTTTTTCAAAATACGTTCTTCGGCTTCTAGGATAAACGTAGTCAATTGCGTATCAAACGTAGTTTCACTGACCTCGCAATAATCTTTTACGGCTGTTTTTAAAGACGCTAATGTAAAACTCATGTTGTGCTCACCGTAACGGAACCGACCTGTCCACTAGCTTTCACCGGTATAAATGTTTTTTGGAATACGTCGGGCAAACCTAAATTCACCACCATCGGCTCAACCCTATCTGGACGAGCGTTTCTAATAGCTTCTGGGTCACTTGCTCTAGGTGGTGGATACAATTGGGGATGTTTTGGCTCATACTCATCTGGTCCTACCAAAGACCCATTCCACTCTTTTTTCATGCGATTTAGTTTGTATCGCACACCAGATCTATCTGATATGCCGTATGCGTTTTTACCTGATGCAAAGCCTGACATGCTATGCCCTGTAGTAATCGTATGATGGACTTATACGCAGAGACGCTCGGTCCCTGTCTTCATCCATAGCCCGTTGCATTTCTTCTTCGTAGACACTTTTCAACATCGGCATCATCTGAGGATTACGCTTCATACTAAGGTAATACGCCAAACCGGCGGTCAGACAAGGATAAAAACGAAAAGGTATATCGACAGTATCTGTTGCCGCATCTACATCTTGTATTCGCGTTAAACGATCAAACTTAACGACATCTGTGTTGTTCTCTGGAGTCGGCCATATTCGTAGAATCGGCGTAATTTGACGGTCCACAAAAAACTCGTTAGGTCTACCGGTCTGTGCTTTGTTTGGTATATCCAGGTAACTTGACCGACTGACCCGTTGAATCTCGAAATCCGTGCTACTTCTTGTCACCACAGCAGATAAGATGTCTACAGTGCTTTGAACATTTGATAAATCTACCGCCGCAGACAAAGTAGTGGTCGCGGCACTGCTAGACCCCGTGAGTGTCTCACCAGAAGAAAACGTGCCAGAGGGTATGGTAATAGCAAAACTGGTAGTGCTTGGAGCACTGGTTATAGAGGCCGTAGCGTTGCTTGTGCCGCCGGTTATAGTCTCACCTACCGTGAACGAACCAGAGGCTCCTACAGTCATTGTGAGCGTCCCACAGGGGTAGTCTCGTATGCCTTCTGCTAAAGTGATCGATGTTTGTTCGATAGTCCACTGGTTCAAACCCCTGTTTGCCCAATCAGCAAACAACAAGTTCATAGACCGTTTGGCAGTACGCACGTCATAACCTGTGCGAAGCTCCATACCGCACCGCTCGAACGCCTCTTCGACGTACTCAGCTAGGTCTAACTCGAAATTGGTACTACCAGAGGTTGCCATCATTCATCCTCGGTATCGTCGTTATATAAATTATCGAAGATACGGTTTACATCTAGTGTGTAATCTAAATCAGATTTGGAATAATGTATATGTGCAGAAGGCTTGAAGTCCGGGGCAGTTTCGCCTGCTTCGAACCAAGCAGGGTGCGTTACACGTACTCTATTGTTTGGTAGCGCGACCACATTTCCGGTCCACTCCCCAGCGTCTAGCAACTGTAAAACATGACTTTGCTTGTGTTGCGCCGGATCATCTGCAATTTCGTTTTCTGCATAATCCACAGTAAACAAATACTTGGCCGGGAACATCTGGCCGTCTATTTTAGCCATCCACGGACATGGCGTAGCTCTTTCCAAAACGTATACAGCGTGGTGGTGAGAACTGCAATCCCAAGGTTGTGCGTCATGCGTTGCCATAGGCTGCGGCCACTCTTGGAGTGGAATGTCTGCACATAACGCAGTAATTGGCATTCTTGCCCACATGGCTCCTCCGTGTGCCGTATCTTCCTCTTCACCGTCTGCTTCTATGCCAGTAAAAATTACTTGAAAACTCAAGCACCTACACGGCATTGTGGTAACTGCAATCGCCATCGCGTGAAGAAACTCTCCATGATACTTCTCATGGTTGTGGGTATATTCACGCCGCACCCAACACTTAAAATGTGGGATGTTCGATTGTAAATACGGCACTAAATTTTGCCGCCGACCTTACCACCTTTTTTAGTCATTTTGCCGCCCATCTTCATACCCTTGGGCTTCTTTTTCATTTTTTTCTTATCGTCTTTTTCGGCCATGCCACCGTACATCATTCCTGGTGGGAGATCTTTTTTGCCGCCCATTGCTCCGCCTTTGGACTTCATTTTCACGCCTTGACCGTTAGTCTTGCGCTTCACAGTGCTTTTTTTAGCTGGGCTTTTCTTTTGTGGTCCGCCCATACCAAGATTTACTCTACTAGCCATGTTTTACCTCAGTAATATTTAGTTTGTTTTCTGCGGTCGCTGAGAACAGCACCACACCCTCTTGCAATACGAGAGTTGACTCCTCCCCCGTCCCGCATTCCTGTTACCTTTCCAGCCTTTGTATTAGCGACCACTTTTTTGCCTTTTTTCTGCCCTCTTTTTTTCTTTTGAGCAGTGGCTTTACGCTCTTCTTTAGTCATACCTTGCGCTTTTTTCTTAGGCAAACAGCGGTCTGGCATTTTGGTATCTTTTGAGGTTCCACACGAACCAGCAATATTACCCTCGCTGTCTATGCGAACCCATTCTTGATCGAGCCATTTTTTTAGCTCACCCATCTATCGACCTTTTCTTTTACCGCCTTTGGACTTTTTAGCGTAGTTTGGATCTTTGCAATACTTACTAGCCGCTAAATTTGCATAAGCTGACGGGTATGTATCAAACGTTCTTTTTGCCCAGGCTTTACCTTCGGGACAAATCTTACTGCCTTTGCTCTTTTTAGATGCGCCACCACCTTTTGCGTAATAACTCAAGCCTTTTGGCATCGCGTTTCTAGTCATTACCATGCGTCACAACTCCAATATCGAGCCGTAAATTTATCCTTTGCAGTATCACAATTGTGTCTAGCTCGGAAACTTTTACGTCTTGCTGGTTGGCTTTTCTTAATAGTCATATCGGGGTCCCCAAACCGGACCATCTTTACTTCTTTGCCTTTTTTAGCAAGAACAACAGACTTTTTGGAACCGCCAGAGGACCTTTTCGGTTGGTTATATCCAGAAAAAGTCTCCCCGCGATATTCTAATCTGCCTGACGGTAGACGTTTTACGTCCTTCGTCGTCGCCATTAACTAAAGCCTTTCCTCATATACAAAATAACGGTGTAGGTGTCGTTTGCACTAGCACCTACCGTAGTGAACATGATATCCCCA